GGTATCTAAGAGGTAATGCGTTTAAATATATATGGCGTTACCAACATAAAGGTAAAGCATATGAAGACTTACAGAAAGCACAGTGGTACTTAAATCGTTTAGTATTGATACATAACCCAAGATAAATATGGCAATAGAAGACGGAAACACAGACCTCGCGTCACTGCATGAGGAGATGATGCGAGATAAACTTATCGCAGTTATTTGCAGAGAAGCTGCAAATATAGATACAACTAACCCCACCGGACTTTGCTGGACGTGTGGAGAATTCATAGGGTATAAGAGGAGATGGTGTGACAGAGATTGCGCTGACATATTTGAAGCCGAGAATAAGAAAAATCGGTAGTTTGTGGGTTTGCTACACGGAGTGGGATTCTATAGCGTGCGCCGCTTCTTCGCCCGAGAAGGCTTACTTAAGATGGATAAACAAGAATGAATGTACCTAGTTTTACTTATAGTTCACTGAGTAGGTTTATTACCTGCCCTAAGCAGTACGAAGCACACCATGTTTTAAAGTACATACCCTTTGCAGATACCTCAGCTACGCTGTATGGAAAAGACTTACATCTTGCGGCGGAGAACTACATAGGTAAAGGTGAGGCATTACCAGAGCGGTTTATATTTGTTAAGAAGTTCCTTGATACTATCAATAACATCAAAGGCAGAAAGCTTTGTGAATATAAACTTGCAGTGGCGAAGGTAGGTACTGGGTATGAGTTCTGTGATTATGAAGCACCTAATAGGTACTGGCGTGGCATTGCAGACCTTGTCATCGTAGACGCAGATGCTAAGAAAGCGTATATTGTGGATTATAAAACAGGCAAGTCAGCAAAGTATGCAGACACTAAGCAACTAGCACTACTAGCGGCGGCGGTGTTCCTAGAGTTCCCGTATGTTGAGACTATCAAAGGGATGCTACTATTCGTAGTAGCTAACGAGATGGTAAAAGAAGAATATACATATGAGAATAAACTGGGTATCTTTGATAAACTAGCACCTGTATTAGCGCAACGGTCAGTAGCCTACGAGACGGGTGTATTTAATCCTATCCCTAACGGACTATGCAAAAAGTGGTGTCAGGCTACACGGTGCATCCATAATGGTAACTATAAGGAGGGGTAATGCCCTACAAAGATAAGAAAGACCGTAACATTAAACGAGAGTATGAATTAGAGAAGACTCGCCCTGGGGCGCATGAAGCTAGAATGGAGAGACAACGTGCTCGCCGTGCATATGATAAAGCGGGTATTAGCCGTGATGGGAAAGACATTGACCATATCAAAGGTGTTAAAGCGGGTAACGGTAAAGACAACCTGCGTCTTAGAGACCCAGAAGTGAACCGCTCATTTCAACGCAACAGTGACCATACTATGAAGAAGAACGAGCCACCAAAGAAAGCTAAACCTAAGAAGAAATAATATGGAAGTATCCGTAAAGTCAGTGCAGATTATTGCAACGGAGTCTGGTTTACCTGAGAGCTTAGTAGAGCGTCACTTAGACGCTCTATGCACGATGTCTATTAGAACGCGTATTAGTGAACGGAAGATGTGCCTAAACAAAATAAGAGCATGGTACTTTAATAAAGATAAAAACAAACCTCAGTTATTTGAAGTATTAGAAGATAAATGATTCGCCCCCTTAAGGGGCTGTAAGGAGTGACAATGGAAATACAAGTAATACAAGATAAGGTCTTGTCTATCAAGACTACAAACCCCGATGCTATTACGGGCGTGATTACAAAAAGTAAAATTAAAGATATTGATTTTGGTACAGCAGATGTATGGGTAAACTTTGGATTAGGTGAAGCGCATATACTAAACAACATAGGTATTAAGAACGTACCCTCACCTATTCGCACACAGTACACATGGACAGGGATGTACAAACCCTTTGACCACCAGCGGGTAACATCAGAGTTTCTAACGCTTAATCGTAAAGCCTTTTGTTTAAACGAAATGGGTACGGGGAAAACTAACTCTGTTATCTGGGCGGCTGACTACCTAATGAATATAGGTGTTATACGCCGTATGCTTGTGGTTTGCCCACTATCTATTATGGATGCGGCATGGCGTAAAGATTTATTTAAAACAGCCATGCATCGCTCAGTTGAGATTGCACATGGTAGTAGGGAGAAGCGTGCTCAGATAATTAAGAGTAGTGCAGAGATAGTCATTATTAACTTCGATGGCGTTGAGATTGTAGAGAAAGAAATTGCTGAAGGCGGGTTCGATTTGATTGTAGTAGACGAAGCTACGCATTTAAAAAACGTCTCGACTCGCAGATGGAAAACTATGAACCGATTAGTTACTGCAGACACATGGCTCTGGATGTTAACGGGTACACCTGCGGCGCAGTCACCAGTAGATGCGTATGGACTGATTAAAATCGCTAACCCTAAACACACACCTAGAGCGTTTAATGCGTTCCGAGATATGGTACAGATACGCACGTCACAGTTTACATTTAAGAACCGCCCCGATGCAGAGCAGATAGTGCATAGGTTCATGCAACCTGCGATACGGTTTACTAAAGAAGAATGCCTAGACCTGCCAGAGCTAACGTATCAGACAAGAGATGTACCGCTATCACCCCAGCAAGAAAAGTATTACAAGATGCTCAAGAAAGAGATGCTCATGCAAGCGGCAGGTGAAGAGATTACTGCGGCTAATGCGGCGGTTGCTTTAAACAAACTATTGCAACTTTCATCTGGGGCGGTGTATTCGGATACTGGGGAAGTGATTGAGTTTGATGTGAAATCTCGTGCGGCAGAACTGCTGGACATCGTAGCTGAAACATCTCATAAAACGATTGTGTTTGTGCAGTTTAAGCACACCATAGAGATAGTAGAGAGAATACTATTAGATGTAGGCTACAGTGTGGGAGTTATTCATGGTGGTATTAATGCAAACAAACGCTCTGAATTATTCAACGCATTCCAGACTTCACCTAACCCGCAGATTCTAGTTATCCAGCCGCAAGCGGCGGCGCATGGGGTAACTTTGCACGCGGCTAATACGATTGTGTGGTGGGGCGTCACACTTTCACTGGAAACCTATAAGCAAGCCAATGCGCGTATTCACCGTGCAGGGCAAGTAAACAGATGTAGCGTGGTGCATCTTGTAGGCTCACCCGTAGAGAAAAAAGTCTTAAACGTATTAGAAGATAAAGGTGCGGCTCAGACTAAGTTATTGGATTTGTATAAAGATATTATCAGTTGACACAAGGGTTACAATGGTGTACAATATAATCTCTTTCAAAGAAAGACACGAGGAATCACATGAGTACAGTAAATGTAGAACAACTCGTCAAAGCTTACATAAAAATGAGAGATGCAAGACAGCAACTGCAACGAGAGTTTGATGAAGCAGACGATAGAATTAAACAGCAACAGGATGCAGTACAACAGGCTCTACTAGAGCTTTGCAAGGAAACGGGGACAGACGGACTTAAGACCTCAGCAGGTACAGTGACACGGACGGTTAAAACAAGATACTGGACAAGCGATTGGAACAGTATGAAAAACTTTATTAAGGAACATGATGCGTTTGAGCTACTTGAGCAACGAGTGCATCAGACAAACATGAAATCCTTTTTAGAAGAAAACCCTAACCTCATGCCTCCAGGCATGAATATTGATAGCAGATATGCCATAACCGTTAGAAGGAAATGATATGGAACCGCAAGATGATGAAGAAGTATTTTTGACAACTAAACAAGTAATGGGGATACTAAACTGCTCTAGGCAGTATATTTCCAAACTACGAAACACAGGTAAATTAAGTTCTTACCGCAGAGGTAATGAATACCTATTAAGTGCTAACGAAGTAAAAGCACTAATCTCTAGAAAAACTACTATTGTTAAATTATCAGGAGCAAATACACATGGCTAACGAAATGAGTTTATTTACAACAGGCGCAGCAATCCCAGCACACTTTGCAAAAAGAGAGTTGAGTGAGACTACTAAGGCTCTTATGGGCGGCTCATCTGATGCTCGCCGCATCTCAGTAAGAGGTAACATCTTCCGCTTAACTGTTGGTGGTCAAGAGGTTGCTAAGAATGAAGACCGTGCAATGAACATTATCATTGCGGCGGCGGCACCTAAAACATCACGTCAGTATTACGCAGGCACATACCAAGAAGGTGTAGTCTCTTCCCCAGATTGCTGGAGTACGGATGGTGAAGTACCTAGTCCAACTATTGAAACCCCTAAAAACCACAACTGTGCTACCTGCCCTATGAACATCGCGGGGTCTGGTCAAGGCACGAGTAGAGCTTGCCGTTTTAATCATCGTCTGGCGGTTTTACTTGAGAATGATATGCATGGTGATGTATATGAACTATCACTTGCGGCAACCTCTTTATTTGGTAAAGGTGAGAACGGTAAAATGCCTCTATTCCAATATGCCAAGCAACTAGCAGGACACGGCTTAAATGTTACTGACGTTGTAACCGAGCTTAGATTCGATACAGATTCTGCAACACCTAAGATGGTGTTCCGTGCAGTACGTCCATTAGATGAAAAAGAGATTGAGGTTGTATTAGATAAAGCTACTTCACTTGAGGCAATCCAAGCAATTACTACTAGCTTCTCAGCAGCTAAAAAAGAAGAGGCTCCAGCTCCTGCACCTAAACCAGCTCCGCAAGGCTTATTCAAAGACGCTCCTGTTGCTGAACCTGTTGTAAGAGAGAAGAAATCCTCAGCTACAGTAGCTAACCCAACTGACCTTGAAAGTACATTGGCTGAATGGGCTGACTAAGCACTTCCCCATTAGAAGGGGCGGATAGCACCGCCCCTTTTTTTACCCTCATTTTTAGGTATAGCCATGAACAGGATAGATTTTTTTAATACAGTAGTAGCGCAAGGAGGTTTGTATTGCGCAGTAGGGATAATCAATAAAAGAACTATCCAAGTATTCTTTAACACATTCGAGGAAGTAGAGGTTTGGGCAGACGAACAAACAGCGGCTGGAGTAGATGCCTACTTTGCTTTAGCTACCTACCATTCAAATATAAGTAGAAGTGCTAAGAATGTTAATTTGTTTAAATCGCTATGGGTGGATTTAGATATCGGCAAAGGTACTGCGTATGAAACACAGGTTACAGGTATCAGTACTCTTAAAGATTTTTGCAAAGCAGTTAACCTTCCCAAACCAACCATCG